CTTATTATTTGGAGAAGAAACTATACCAGCTGCTGGTTCTACTTTGCAGTATCAAGTTGATACTTCTGGAGCAGCTTCGGTTGACTGGCTTATCAAAGGAATGGTTTTTGCAATAGGGCAGGAAAATAGTTCTGTATCAGACCCAGTTATCGTAAGGATTGAGTCTTCACCAATAGATGAAGGTAGTACTACTACTTTTATAGGTAAGACAATTTCTGGTGCAGATGCTGGCGGAGCAGTTAATAATGCAAAGTGTACTGTAATCGGTACTTCTTTTGCTGAAGGTTCTGGTTCTCCAGACGTATGGTCAGAAGAGCTTGATAACGATTATGGGTACACCCAAATCTTTAAAACAGCTTGTGAAATGTCTAATACTGCAAGAGCTACTCGTTACCGTGGTTACGCAGATGAGTTCCAAAGAATTTGGAATCTTAAACTTCGTGAGCACAAAGTAGACATCGAAAGAGCTATGCTTTTTGGTCAGCGTGCTAGTCAAGGTGGAATCCAGTATACTGAAGGTATTGCTGGACATATCTTAGCTAACGGTACTGCTGTAACAGGAAGTGATGACCTAGCTTACTCAGCTGGCTCTCCTTACTTTAGGAGTGCAACAAGAGCTCAACTTACTTATGATAGAATCTTAAGTGATTTTGAAGTTCTTTATGACCCAGCAAGAGGTAACTCAGGTTCTAAATTAGCTTTGGCTAGTTTACCTGTAATTACTTTCTTTAACAAGATGGATTCTAATAGCTTTCTTGACGGTTCAATAAACAACGAGCTTAGATATAATATAGAAAAATCTCAAGGTTCTTTTGGACATCAAGTCTTACAGATTGAAACAATTCACGGTACAATGAATTTAGTTAAGGAGCCTCTATTCAGAGGATTTGCTTCTGGCTTCTTGTGCTTAGTTGATATGGACAATGTTGCTTACAGACCATTAGTCGGTAATGGTGTTAACAGAGACACTCAAATCATGACTAACGTTCAAGCAGCTGATGAAGACTTACGTAAAGATATGATTTTAACTGAAGCTGGATTAGAAGTATCACTTCCTGAAAGCCATATGTTAATTCACTTACAAGGAGTTTAATCATGAGAGCTAATGTACTAGAAAAAAACATAGGTGGTGGAATCTACACAATTGACCATAATTGTGGAGCTTCTGCTTCTCAAACAGTTGATATACCATCAGACGCACCTGCGGATGGTTACGCAATTGCATGCCTTGGAAACACAAATGCAAACGGAACTTACGTTGAAAGTTGTTCAGTTTCTGGTAGTGTAATTACAGTTACCTTAGGTGCAGCTGCAGCCGCTAATGATGACCTAACAGTCATGTATTTTGGCGATGTTGGTGCTAAATCTGCTGACTAACAAATAAAGGATATGTGGGGATGTCTTATGATGTCCCCACTATTTTGAATATGAATTGTATACATTGTAACACACCAAATAAAGATAACTGGTTTTATTGTAAAGCTTGTGGTAAAAGAGCATCAGCTCCATTGTTTACAACTAATATGTTTATGATGAGCGAGCAGGGTAAGAGAAGCGATATAGAATTTAATACAATAAGTTTAGATGACCATGTAGCTAGTGAGGTAGCACAAAGAGAAGCTAAACAAAAAAACTTTTGGAAGGAGAAAGTAAATGCCATACGGTAAGGGTACATACGGAAGTAAAAAAGGCAGACCGCCTAAAAAGAAAAAAGCATCTAGCAAAAAGATGAAAAAGAAAAAGAAGTAATAAATGGCTTGGAACTTTTCACAAGAAATACATGCATTAACTGGGTTTGACGCCGATAGCTCAGACAGTACTGCTACTGGAGAAACTTACAGAACTTTAACAGATCAATGGTTAAAGGATTCTGCAAAGGAAGTTATAAACATGCTTCCTAAAAGACTTCTTCATTTATGTGCATCTGAGGTATCATTTACATCTGGTTCTCCTAGTGTTTTAAATACTGGTCATATCTTACATATAACAAGAAATGATGGTAGCATAGAACAACCTTGCAGGAGAATAGAGGCAAATCAAAAAGGTAGGTATTCTGATGCTGATGATATTAATCAAGCAACAGCTACAGACCCTGTATTTTTTGTAGAAAATAATAAGGTAGATGTATTACCTGCTTCTGGAGCTTGCAAGTATTCTGAAGTTCAGTTTCCGACTATATCTTATGACGATACAACTATAGCTACATTTCCAGATGAAGCAGAGAGAGCAGTAGTCTTATTAGCTTGCATAAAAGCTTCAGAGTATATGTTAGCTCACGACCAAGATGTTGAGTTAATAATACCAATATTAGCTCAGTTAAAAGACGATTATAAAAGAGAGATAGAAAGTTTATAATATGGCAGTTCATGGCATAACAGTAAAGCAATTAATTAGTAGAGTTCGTGAAAACTTTCCGGGAGCACCAGAAAAGTATATCATGACTTTAATTAATGATGCTCTTGTACAAATAGGTATGTATGATACTAAATCAGTACAATCAAGAATTAGTACAGTTGCTAATCAAATGTGGTATGATATAGGAGATGGGGCATCAGATTCTTCTACAAATAAATTAGAAGCAAATAAAATTTTTAGAGTTGACCTAATGGATAACGAAGGCGATTATATACGCATACCTAGGTTAGTTGATGATAATATTTTACTAATGGATTCATTTGAAGACACAGGAGAAGTATTGTCGTTTACTCCGAATACTAGTACTGCTATTACTACATTATCTGGAGCTGGTGGAGTTCCAAATACATATACTGGAACTTGGACTGCTAATCAAACTCATACAGATGTTGCACCTCATAGTACAACTGGTAGTGGAGCAAATACACTTAGAGTAACAATTACAACTAATTCAAGTGGTCATCCAAAATTAACTGCTGTTACAACAGCTTCTTTAGGATATAAAGTTGGTGATTACGTAATTTTTACCTCTCCCGGTAATGGTGAGAAAGCAACATGGACTGTTAATAAAGTTAGATATACTTATGAATCAGCAGTAGAAAGGCCAGATTAATATGGCTAGTAATATAAAATATCCAGAGAGCGTTGCTAGATGGTTTATCGAGGGAGATAAACTTTGTTTAGTAACTAGCGTTGATAGTAATGGAGACAATAGAAGCTCTCATAGAAAGAAGTTTCAAGCTATAGCAGAATCAGTTACTGATGGATTATTAATACATTATTATGGAGAACCTAATAGTGTAAGTGCAATAACAGATTCTTTAGATATAGATAACACAATGCATAGTGCAGTAGTTGATTATGTTAAGAAGTGTTTATACATGGATAGAGCTAGTCAAGCTCAAGACCCTAATGTATCAGCTGCATCAATACAACTTGCAAATATGCATCAGAAAAATTTTGATGAAGCCATAAGAAGATTTGGCTCAAAGAAAAGAGATAAGACTGGCGGTACAAGATCTATAGTGCCAGCAGATTTTAGATAACCAATATGCCCATGAGAATTGTCACGCTCGGTAAGGCATAAGATAGGAGAAACAAAATGGCAGATTTACATAAATATTCAGTTAATGAGTCTAACAATGTAGCATTAGGACAAGCTGGTTGCTTGCTTGAGGATGGTACAGATGCAATTACAGGCAAAAGTATTGTAGCTATTCAATTTTTAGAAGACGCTACTTTTAGTGCTTTATTACCAGAAAGTTCTGATTATATAGGAACATCAGGTGGTAATGGAGATGCTGTAGACTCTGGAAATACATTTCCACAAGGTGTTACAATTTTTGGTAGATGGACTGGATTTACTTTAGCTAGTGGTTCAGTTGTAGCATATTTAGGCTAACATGCTAGGATTATCTAGTAGTTTAGTCAAGGGTGGTGCATCCCTTTTAACCTTTGTTAAGGACAACCTTAAACTATACCTCGACTTTAATTCTAAAAAGTCAGACACGCTAAAGTTCCCATCAGAAGGTTCTACTTCGTTTGTAGCGGGAAGTAGTCAGTATATATCTGTAGCAAATGATAGTTCTTTAACTTTTACTACTGCTTTATCAGTTTCATGTTGGGTTAATTTTACAACTGCATCTGGAGACCAGACATTTATAGCAGATTGGGATTATCCTAACAATGGAAGAAGTTTTCAATTTCGATGGAACGATGACTCTACTGATAAATTAGAATTTCATGCTTGTGGTGATGGTAGTACAATAAAAACAAATACAGTTAACTGGACTCCAACTGTTGGCAGATGGTATCATTTATCTGCTACTTATGATGCTGGTACAAGCAAGATATATATAGATGGTGTTTCTCAAACAGTAACTTCAGACGCAAATCAACCTACATCTTTACATTCTTCAAGTGACCCTATCTTAATTGGTGCTACTGGAGATGCAACTACAAGAGGAAATTATATGAATGGTAAAATTGCTAATGTGGGTATTTGGTCACGAGTTTTATCCCCAGAAGAAATTCAATCCATAATGAACAAATCCTATAGCCAACTAAAGGGTGTAGAAAAAACAAGTTTAGTAGCATGGTGGGCATTAGACGATGTACAAAAAGTAACTGACAATAGTGTAAGTAGCGGATTAATAGAATCTGAAACAGGAGAAATATTAAGTAGCGATGTTAAAAGTTTTGATAGCATTACAGGATTAGGTAATAACTATACAAATAATATTTTAGAATTTGTAAAAAATGGATATGCTTTTTTTAATATTAGCGGTATAGCTCAAGGAAAACTTTATAGACTTACATATACTGTACTCACTCAAACAGGAAGTGGTCTGGCTCACAGCGGTGGTAGTTCAGCTTTTACAGGTGGCATACCAACTACTGTTGGTTCTCACGAGCAATATTTAGTTGCAGGTTCTGCAAATCTTCTTGTTATGCGTTCTACGGGATTTAGAGGAACTATAACAGATATTGTTCTTCAAGAAGTATCAAACAGGTGTAGTCACAGGAGCAACAACTACCACATCAGTATATGGTGGCAATGCACCAATCTTACCTCGTGCAGTTGATGTAGCTAAAGAAGGACAAGCAGATGCGATTGGAGATGGAAGTGCTTTATTTAATGGTTTATCTGATTATATTGATTTAGGAGATAGTACAGATTTTGATATAACAAATTCTATTACTTTAAGTAGTTGGGTTAATTTTAATTCTACAAGCAC